ATTAATAGAGGTCGGACGTAAAGAGGCTAGATTAAATTAACTACAAGGAGTGTAAAAATGGGATTCTTTTCTAAAACGTGCGCTAAAACGCATATGCCAATTGTCAGCAACTTGAGAGGCTATCCACGCTTTCACAACGTTGCAGCATTAAGACCAAATGGCGAAATCGTTAAAGGTGTTTACGATGGATATGGACGAGTCAATGATGTTGAATTAACTGATGATTGGGACGATGTTAAATTGGTTTTACTATCCAATTATGACAATGAAACATTCCATGATCTCGGAAAATCTAAAACTGAATTGGGTCAGGGATGGTTTATGGACGATCAATTTTTGCTTTTTTGCTCGCTCAAGGATAGCTTTAAATCTTACGCTGAATACAAAAAGTATTTTAAAAAATACGCTAACTGGCTTTGAAAGGATTGAAATGAAACATCTATATGTATTGGTCGAAGAGGTAGACGTAATCGCAGTATTCACAGACCGAAAAAAAGCGGAAGAGTACGCAAAGATTAACGGCTTGAGAAATTACTACATTCAACAAACACAATTAAAGGATTAAAAAATGATGCTCAACATTGGCGCTATTAGACGATGCCTAGAACTTTACAAGTATCACCTTTGCCATTGCAAGGATCAGGACGATGTATATGGAGATGACAACTATAAAGAGGCAACCCGAACCCTGAAAGAAATTGAGCTAATACTCATTGAAAAGGTCAGACAAACGCATTCAGTAGACCAGTTAAAAGCCCGAATGAAAGATATAAAAATAGCTGAGATCAGGGAAAAAATGAAAAGGAGCACATTCGAAAATGTAATGGGTGAACTATTGGAAGAGGGCTTTTTCCCTCTATCCGAAGAATGCGAAACCTATATGAGTGAGCAAGTCGGGTCTGCTGACATTGTGATACTGCCATGAGGTCGCAGCAAGAAAGAGAAAATCAGGTCAAACAAGGGACTGATTTTCTCGCTTGTGTCACGCTTTGGCTACTAATTTATTTTGGTTTAATAGCTTTACAATCCCTTGCGAAAATTTGAACAACCCTAGGCGAAGATGGTAATCGTTTCCATCCTCGCCTTTTTTATCGCTTATCCAATAAGGCAAACCTGTTTGTACTGCTGCCTTCTCCCCTGTTTCGCTCTCATCGTTATCCGCTATTACGATTCCTGAGTCACACTTACTCGCTAACTTCACCAGATTGTTTGCTGAAAAACAAACGTGAATCCGATATCTAACCTTGTGGTTTTTCAAAGCTAGCCTCACGCTTAGCGCAGTAGCGTAACCCTCGCAAAAAATATCCACTCCATGATTATCAATAATGAACTCAGCTTCACTACTCTTTTGGCCATATAGAAACTTTTTCTCCCCATTGACGTTAATCATTTGACAACCGACCAAATGCTCGCCAACACGCATTGGAATAATAAGCATTGGCCCATCTTGATGCTCGAAAACGTAGCCTGATTCACCCTCGAAACCTTTCTTTCTAAGGTATGGATGGTGTGCGAACGTGCAATTTTTAAGGATGTGTGCAGCCTTATCAGACGCTTGCTTTTGTAACTGCAAAATACGCTCTGATTCACGCTTAGCCATTTCCCTATACTTCACTTGATCCAAGTATGAAATTGAATCAGGCTTCCAAGTAATGATCTTGTCGTGAACTGCATGATTCTGAACGAACGCATGAGTACCCATGTACTTAACTGCCCCATTCTTTGACCTTGGATGATCCTCTGTTGGATACCTTTTCCATATGCCAATCGGAGGATATGAATCAATTAATATCCCTTGATCTCTACAAAAATCTATTAAATCCATTAACGTGCCTTCTTCATTTGTCTGATGTATCGTTTGATCCCTAGGTCAACAAACTTAACCACTTCTGCGCTTGGTGTAGCTTCTACACTAGCCAAACCCTTGGGCCACACGCCAAACTTTTCCCTGTAAACGTGTGCAGCCCTCCCATTACTCCACCCATGATGGTTGATAAAGTAATTCAACTGCGACCACCATGCCTGTTTATCCGCACGAGCTCCGAGGGTAGTCAACTCCTCCATCACTCCAGGAACTGCTTCAATTTTGTTTTTGCGCTCCCTTACATGACCACAGTTGGAGCAAACGTCCATGTACCCAGGAAAATATGCCTCACACTTTGGACAAGTAGCCTCTTTCTTTTCCTTCTCACTTGGCTCAGGTCTGGTCTTTTCTGCCCCATCATCTAGCTCGTCTACCCCTTCTGAATAAACCCTCTCCCATTCTTCCCTGAATCGCAGATAGTTACCCGAATGATCTAGCCACAAGGCAAAATCCTTCCCCTCGCAGCCACGCATTACCCTACCCATCTGTTGAATATGGCTTGATAAAGACTTTGAAAACGGACGAGCTGACACACCAATCCGTACGTCTGGAACATCGAAACCCTTGGTCAATATGTCTGTTGCGATCAGCCCATGTATCTCTGTATCAGGACGAGCAAAGTCTTCGATCACATCTTTCTTAAACTTATCGTCATCTCTGTAAGATACGGAGATAAAGTTAAAGCCTTGCTCTGCAAAGCTGCGAGCTAAGTCTGTCCCATGCTCCACCCCTGAGCAGAACACAATCGTTTTAACTGGCTTGCCAAAAACTTCATGGGTTTTCTTGATCCACTCCCGAACAATGTCACCAGTAATGACCTTGCCCCTCTTTGTTGCCTCCTTTTGTGACCACTCGCCAGCAACTTTCTTAGCCCCTGTCATATCTATTTCTTTAGCTATGAACACTTTAAGAGGAACCAGAACACCCTGATCAACCAAATCTTTGGTGGTCACAGTACAGACTATGTTGTCATAAATGTTCCCCAATCCCTTGGTAAATGGCGTAGCAGTCAAACCAATTACCCTGATCTCAGGATTCTGCTTAATGAACTCGACTGTCTGCTCCCTTGTCTGATGGCATTCGTCAACGATCAATAGCTTTAACTCAGGAAACTCATTGCGTTTCTCCAAGGTTTGAGCAGAGCAGACTTGAATCAGCTCATATGGACGGTAACGCCAATGCCCTGACTGTAGTACCCCATGCTCTATGGAATACTTCTCTAGTCTTTGGGAGGTTTGATCACACAGAACAATGCGATCTAAGATCATTGCTGCACGATTACTCTTTTGCTTTGTGGCTTCAAGTAATGCAATGGCCATCTCTGTTTTGCCAGCCCCTGTTGGGGCATACAGTATTTGCGACTTGTTGCCTGATGCAAAGCCTTTACGCAAAGCATCAAGCGTGTTGACCTGATAAGGTCTTAACTCTAAACCCATTATGATTCTCCACTACCAACACTTATGCTCGTTGGCTTGAGCGTTCTTCTATTCTACTTCCTATCCATGACATGACGTTTACAGCCATGCTATTGCCCAATGCTTTGTATCTCAAACCATCAGGAGACTCAGGCTTACCTCTCCAAGGGATATTTGTGAAACCATCTTTAAACCCTTGCAGTCTCTCGCATTCTATTGGGGTCAATCTTCTGACCGCATTTGAAGTTATAAACGTCTGAGCATGATGACTTTGAACTGATGGCCACAAAGCGCCTATCGCATTAGCCACTTCCAATTCAGTAGCACTAAAGGTGTTAGCTTTAGCATCTTCCCTGATTGAATAAGCAACTAAGTCAGTAAACTCTTTGTGATCCCTTGCCGTCACCGTACTAGCCAATGGCGTATCCCCATATGAATCACTTCTCTGTCTGTTAAAGAAGTTAACCAATGGAACATTACCACCGCCAGTCCCCCATCTAGCAGACACCGTGCTGCATACGTCACCCATCTCTTTGACCCTCGAATCATTGGGATGGTTTTCATAAACAGTTGGTATTAGTTTGCTTGATGTTCTGTTAAATCCGTCTGTTCCTGAATCTTTGTAGTCTCGGGCTTGGAGTGGGCCACTAACGTCAATGCTTCCAAGAGCACTTTGGGTAGCTCCTTGCCTCTTTTCTCTGCTCGGCGGAGGATCCCCCGACATGCAAGAGGGCTCAAAAAGAACTTCTGCGCTATCCCTCCAACCTCCAAGACTTCCGACAACGAACACACGGCGGCGTCTTTGGGCCACTCCGAAGTATTGAGCGTCAAGCACTCTGTAGCTGAACCCATACCCGAGTTCCGCCACCGCCCCGAGGAAGGAACCAAAATCCCTTCCTCCATTTGAACTGAGGACGCCAGGTACGTTTTCCCAAATAAACCACTTGGGCTTAAAGCGGTCAAGTATTCCACAATAGACAAGGGCGAGATTCCCTCTAGGGTCTTCAAGTCCTTTTCTGAGTCCTGCAACTGAGAAGGATTGACAGGGAGTTCCTCCCACAAGAAGGTCAATTGTTCCAATGTCCCACTCCTTATATTTGTTCATATCCCCTAGATTTGGGACGTTTGGATAGTGATGCTTCAGCACCGCACTTGGGAATGGCTCGATCTCTGAGAATGCGACTGGCTCCCACCCCAGTCCATGCCAAGCAGATGTGGCAGCTTCTATGCCACTACATACAGATAAATATCTCACAGAACTCTCTTTTGCATGATAGCCACTTGCCGTTTCAACTGAGCATTCTCTCTCTGATACTTATCCATACTGGTCTTCAGGGCTCGGTTATCAATCTGCAATAGCTCGATCTCCTCCCTCAAAGCCTTGATGGTTTCTTCTGCTGCGCTCTTGTCTGAGTCAGAACCACCCATCATGGATACGGCTAACTTATCACTAAGCTCTTCATTCTTCTTGGTCAGATACTCGATTACTTCAGCATTCTGATCCCTCTCAGGTACACCAATGTCCACCTCTTCTGGCTCGACAACCTTGCCCTTCTTACGCATAAATTCCTTGCCGTTGCGCTTAACAACAACTTTATCAGGCTTGTTTGTTCTGTATTTGCCTACAAAGGTATGCGATACGCCCATCCACTTGGCTATTTCTGAATCAGTCCACATGGATATCTCTGGGTCTTGGAGAGCATCAGAAAGAATTTTTCTCTTGTCTTCAGTAGTCCAAGGCAAACCATGCTTATTGGCTTCCCAACATGCCCACTTGTAATCCCTGAGCGTGCCTGTCTTGACTTCAGCTTCTATGCGAAACTTCTTACTGTTAACGTGAGCAAAGTACCTGTGCCATCCGTCAGCCAGTAGCAGATCACCCTCTATCCGATACAAAACTATAGGCTCAAAGATTTCTCCATGAGACATTTTGACCGCATACTCTTCGATCTTCTCGTCATTGATCTCTATCCTTGCTTGATAGCTCTTCTTTAAATTGATATCGCTGATTGAAATTAACATTTACTTCCCCTGATTCATTGTCCAACCCAAGAGGAAATAGCTCCACTTGGTATTAATATTTACGTTTGAGTATTTATGGCCCGTCCAAAGTTCAGAGATATCCCTTCCCTTTGTTGCCATGTAATTCTCAAATGCCGTTCTCGCTTGCTTCATCTGTATGCTCCTCGCACTTATGTTTCTCCGCTACTAAAATTGAACTGAAAAAAATCCCACATTCTTTGCAACGATAGATAACACCCACAACCACTTTTGTCTTTTGGTTGCGAATGCCGTCATCGTCACGCTGACTGTAGGTTTTAATCGCTTCGATCATTTCTTGCTTTCATCATTTCATCTGCCAATGTATATGCGTCTAATGCAATAACACTTGCTGGCGCATCTTCATAATCAGGTCTTCCATTCATTGTTTGCATGGCTAATCCTGCGAACCAGTCTCTAAGACTTACGGGTAACTGGATTTCCATTTTCTTTTCTTCTTGCTCTATATTCTCTTTGTCTTTGATTGTATTTTTCACGATTTTGTTCCACCCATTTTTTATATGATTCATCACTGCACTTATTGCAATAACTTTTTCTTTTTAAAACCCCTTGTCTATGTGCATCCAAATAAAAATCATTTTCATGTTTAATTGATTTGCATTTAGGACAATATTTGTGGTCTTTAGGCATTTCTCGATATGTGTCTTCAGGCATAAATGCGTGTCTTGTATTACATGACAAACAAACAATACCCAAAGTCCCATCTCTGTAATGCTGAAGCGTAGCAACCGTTGAACGACCATCTTTAGCTCTCCAATTCATCTTAACTTTGCAATCTGGACAAATCATTTCAGGGTCAAATAAAACTTCTAGTTCTTCATGACTAGGAACATATTTATTTGCTTTTTTTGCTCCAGACCTCATTGAAGCAAAACGATAATGCCTTTCACAAAGTTTTTGATGACCTTGTTGAATTACCGATGGTTCTTCACACTTTGCACACTTCATAATAATCCTCATTGTTATACCAATGGTATAGCATCATGGATTGTTTTGCATCTCCTTTATCAATGCATCTGCTAATTTCACGCACATTTTTACTATTTCTTGCGTTTCTTCTTCTGAATCATCGCAAGATGGACTCATTGCATTTAATGCTTGTCCTGCATAGTATTGGCGCAAATCCATACCATGCTCTTGCGTATTGTGTGGGTCAGCAAATGCTTTCATTTCATCATGTTCCTTATGTAAACTGTAAACGATGCTATGGTGTCTT